GGCCGGGGCATGGCGCAGCATGACGGGCCGCCCAAGGCGCGCGGCGCGCGCGGCAAGGGCATGCGCGTCATCGCCCGCGGCCATGGCGAGGCGGCGATCGCCGCGCTGGCCGCGGTGATGAACGACGCCTCGGCGAGCCCGGCCGCGCGGGTCTCGGCCGCCAGCACGCTGCTGACCTGGGGCTTCGGCCGGCCGGGCCAGCCGGCGGGCGAGGGCAAGGGCGAACGGGTGCGGGAACGGGTGGTGCGGCTGGGATGGGCAACCTCGGACCCGACCTGACTCTCTACAAGCCGCGGCCGCAGCAGGCCCTGCTGCACGAGTCCGTGAAACGCTTCAAGGTGCTGGTCGCCCACCGCCGCTTCGGCAAGACGGTGTTCTGCGTCAACGAGCTGATCGCCCGCGCGGCCCGCAACGAGCTGTCGCGGCCGCGCTACGCCTATGTCGCGCCGCTGCTCACCCAGGCCAAGGACGTCGCCTGGGAGTACGTCAAGCACTATGCCGGGCAGATACCGGACGCCTCGGTGCACGAGACCGAGCTGCGCGTCGACCTGCCGGGCGGCGGCCGGATCCGTCTCTATGGCGCCGATAATCCGGACCGGCTGCGCGGGCTCTATCTCGACGGCGTGGTGCTCGACGAATATGCGCAGATGCAGCCGCGGATCTGGCCGGAGGTGATCCGCCCGGCGCTGGCCGACCGCGGCGGCTGGGCGGTCTTCATCGGCACGCCGATGGGCCGCAACGCCTTCCACGCGCTCTATCACCGGGCGCTCGGCGACCCGGCCTGGCACGCGGCGATGTTCCGGGCCTCGCAGACCGGGATCATCGCATCCTCGGAGCTGGAGGCGGCGCGGCTCGACATGAGCGAGGAGCAGTACGCGCAGGAGTTCGAGTGCAGCTTCGATGCGGCGGTCGTCGGCAGCTATTACGGCCGGCTGATCACCGCCGCCGAAGGCGAGCGGCGGGTCGGCACGGTGCCGTGGGAGCCGGCGGCGCCGGTGGTCACCGGCTGGGACCTCGGCATCGGCGATTCGACGGCGATCTGGTTCGCCCAGGCGGTCGGCGGCGAGGTCCGGCTGATCGACTATCTCGAGAACAGCGGCGCGGCGCTCTCCTGGTATGCCGGCGAGCTGATGGAGCGGCGGCAGCGCGGCTGGGCCTTCGCCGAGCACCTGCTGCCGCACGACGCCCAGGTGCGCGAGCTCGGCACCGGCAAGAGCCGGGTCGAGACGCTGCGCGGGCTCGGCATCAACCCGCGGGTGCTGCCGGCCCTGCCGGTCGATGACGGCATCAATGCCGCCCGCCTGCTGCTGCCGCGCTGCTGGTTCGACCGGGCGCGCTGCGAGCGCGGGCTCGACGCGCTGCGCCAGTACCGGCGCAGCTGGGACGAGCAGCGCAAGGCCTTCAGCAGCCGGCCGCTGCACGACTGGACCAGCCACGCCGCCGACGCCTTCCGCTATCTCGCGGTCGGCCTCCGGCCGCCGCCGCGCAAGCGGCCCTCCGGCGAGGCCGGCGTGCTCGCCGCCGGCGGCTGGATGGGGTGACAGAGGACAGAGGTCAGAGGTCAGAGGACAGGGATCAGAGGACAGGGGCAGGGTCGGATGGCGAGCGAGAAGGATCTGCTGAAGGAGGCCCGGGAGGCGTACCAGGCCTGCGTCGAGGCCGAGAGTGCGGATCGCAGCGAGGCGCTGGATGACCTGAAGTTCGCGCGGCTGGGGGAGCAGTGGCCGCTGCAGATCCGCAATGCGCGGGAGCGGGCGAACCGGCCCTGCCTGACGATCAACCGGCTGCCGGCCTTCATCCGCCAGGTGGTCAACGACGCGCGGCAGAACAAGCCGAGCATCAAGGTCCATCCGGTGGACAGCGGCGCCGACGTGGCGACGGCGAAGGTGCTGGACGGGCTCATTCGCAACATCGAGCAGGCGTCGGACGCCGACGTCGCCTACGACACGGCGGCCGATTTCGCGGTCACCATCGGGTTCGGCTATTTCCGCATCGCGGTCGACTGGGCGCACCATGACAGCTTCGAGCGCGACATCCGCATCGAGCGGATCGCCAATCCCTTCGCCGTGCATGGCGACCCGCGCAGCCAGGCGGCGGATTCATCGGACTGGGACACCGCCTTCGTCTGCGACCTGGTGAGTCGCGACGAGCTGCAGGCGCGCTGGAAGGGCGCCGACCCGGTCGACTGGAACGACCTCGGCTATGGCCGGCTGCAGCAGCCCTGGGCCGAGGGCGAGGACGTGACGATCGCCGAGTGGTGGCGCCGCGAGGAGGTGACGGTCACCCTGCTGCGGCTCTCCAACGGCGAGATCGTGCAGCAGGACGCCTTTGCCGCCGCCGCCGACCTGTTCCAGGCGCTCGGCATCGTGCCGGTGGCGGAGCGGCCGGCCAAGGGCTGGCGGGTGACCCAGCGCATCCTGACCGGCGCCGAGATCCTCGAGACCAATCCGTGGGCCGGGCGCTGGATCCCGATCGTGCCGGTCTATGGCGACGAGGTGAACGTCGAGGGCCGCCGCCACTTCCGCAGCCTGATCCGCGACGCCAAGGATCCGCAGCGGATGTTCAACTACTGGCGGACCACCGCCACCGAGCTCGCCGCGCTGCAGCCGCGCGCGCCCTTCATCGGCCCGGAGGAGGCGTTCCAGGGCGAGGACGCCGCCAAGTGGGACAAGGCCAACACGGAGACCTACAGCTACATCTCCTATCGCGGCGCGGTGCCGCCGCAGCGCCAGCCGATGCCGCCGGCCGCGGCCGGCGCGCTGCAAGAGGCGCTCGCCGCCGGCGACGACATCAAGTCGGTGACGGGGCTCTACGACGCCAGCCTCGGCCAGCGCAGCAACGAGACCAGCGGGCGGGCTATCCTGGCGCGGCAGCGCGAGGGCGACGTCAGCACCTTCCACTTCGTCGACAACCTGTCGCGCGCCATCCGCCACGCCGGCCGGATCCTGCTCGACCTCATCCCGCGGGTCTATACCGGGGAGCGGATCGTCCGGGTGCTGGGCGAGGACGGCAGCGCCGCCAGCGTGCGGCTGGGATCCGCGCCGGGGCCTGCGGACCCCGGGACCTCGGCCTTGGGCGCGCCGCCCCCGCCGGAGGGCGCCGCCGCCGCGCCGCCGGCGGGGGCCGAGCGGATCTACGACCTCGCCGTCGGCAAGTACGACCTGACGGTGCAGTCCGGCCCGAGCTACACGACGCGCCGCCAGGAGGCAGCCGAGCAGATGATGCAGCTGCTGCAGGCCTTCCCGCAGGCCGCCCCGCTGATCGGCGACCTGGTCGCGCGCAACCTCGACTGGCCCGGCGCCGACGAGATCGCCGAGCGGCTGCGCACGATGGCGCCCGGCGGCGTGGGGGGCGGCGCGCCCGGCGGCGCGGCGGCCGACCCGCGGGCGCAGCAGGCGCGGCAGCAGATGCAGCAGCAGATGGGCGAGCTCGCGCAGCAGCTGCAGCAGATGGCGGCGGCCAGGGCGAAAGCCGAGCAGCAGCTCGCGGCGCTGCAGGGCGACCGCGCGGTCGAGCAGTCGAAGATCCGGGTCGACGCCTACAAGGCCGAGACCGACCGCCTCAAGGCGATGAGCGAGATCCAGCGCACGCAGCTGGCGACACCGCCGGCGGAGGCCGCTGGCCCGAGCGTTCCTTGACCCAGCCAGAGAGGCCGTGTCGGCGAGGATGTGGCGGGCGCGGCAGCGGAGGCCGATGTCGGCGAGGCCGCCGCGACCGCGACGATGATTAGCGAGCCGCGCATCGGGCCGAGAAGCGCGATGTCCCTCGAGCCGCCGACCCCAACCGGTGGGCCGAGCTGGGTGACGGCACCGTCTACTGGTCGAGCCAAGGGCAATCAAATAGCGCGATTGACGCACGCGAACGCGGTGAGCGTCGGCCGCATCTCCGTCTTCCGATCATCGGTGACACCATGGCTGGATTTCCGAGCAGAGGTGCAGAGCGGGCCGCCAAGAGGAGCCGTGGCCTGCTGTCGAGCGGCGCAGAGCCGGCGCCACAATGGACCGACCCGGCCGGCTACTGGAATCAGGTCGGCGCGGAGTGGCTGTTCGCGCCGGGCGGCGGGATCGCTGGCAACCCCATGTCCCTGCCGCCGGACCGCTCGGGAGAGGGGCGGCTGCTTGAATTCCTGGCGGGATCGACGCCAATCATCGGAGAGGCAATGTCGGCACGGGATTTCGGCCGCTACGGCGCCGAGGCGTACCTGCGGGCGCAGCAGGGTGACTATGCCGGGGCGGTGCGGCAATTGCCCGGGCTTGTGCTATCGGGGCTCGGCATGGTGCCGCTGTTCGGCGGCATCACTCGCGAGGGGGCCAGAGCGGTCGACGATCTGCTGCGGGTGCCTGCGCATCTGCGTTCGGAAGCAGGCGCTTCAACGCGCACTTTGATGGTGTCCGCGCGGGGGCCAGGCGGGATGGAGCTGCCGGAGATTCGAGTCCTGCAGAACCCGACCGTGGACATGATCCAAAAGGCGCTCGCCAGCAGCAAGGGCGGGCAGCTGCGGTACCTGTTCGAGGGCAAGGATAAGGCGGTCTGGGACGCGTACCTGGCCACTCACGATGAGGTGGCCGACTATCTTCGTCGGCAGCACGGGTTCATGGACCCTCAATACAGCCAGGACGTGACCTACCCCTAGCGCTGGTTCGCCACCCTCAAGGGCGGCGGCGGCGGGCAATCACAGGGCCCGGGCAGCGGGCCGCCGGTCAGCGATAGCCAAGCCTGCTCGGCGGCAAGCAACCGGCGGCGGGCCGCAAGAATCCGCGCGGCGCACTTGGCGGGGCCATTGCCGGGCAGGAAGTCGCCGAGCGCGCGCATGCGGTCGGCGCCGGTTACGGCGTGGCGGGCGAAGTGCAGCTCATCGGCGGCGACTGCGATGGGGTCGGTCTGATCGACCCGGCAGCCGCCGTCGACGATCGTAATGATCGGGTCTGGCATGGACAGCATTGTAGCACTGGAAGCGTGATATCCGATAATTTTCGGCAGATCGTAGTCGGCGCGCACGACCCCGCTAGGCCCCGCATATTTCCGCCGTTGCGAAGCAGGACCCCGCGCCGCCGGACGGGCAGGGCGGCCGACCCGGAGCGAGTGAGGATGTGGGCGTCGTGCTGGACCCGGCGCGACATCGATCCGGGCTCGACCCGGCGAAGGCTCAATCCACGGGTTTGTTGGCCGGGCTCGCGGCGGCGGAGCTCATCGTGCCGATCGCCGGCTCTGCCGCCGGCGGCGATGCGGGGACCGCGCCGGCAACGGCCCGATGAATGAAGGCTGAAACGGACATGCGGGCGGCCGCCGCAGCTTGCTTGATGCCGGCAACCTGATACGGCTCGAAGCTGACCAGCAGCGTGCAGCCGTAGTCGTCTCCATAAGATTCACTCACATCCTTTGGGATGTAAGAACGCAGTGCTTTATCGAAAGCGGCTCTTCATCGACCCCGACGCGCATTCGATCCGTGTTCGCCAAGTTCGACCCGGCGAAGGCTCAGTCGACGGACTTGCTGGCCGGGCTCGCCGCGGCGGGGCTGATCGTTCCGGTGTCGGCTGCAGCCGGCGACGGCGATGCCGCGACCGCAGCGGCGACGGCCCGATGAATGAAGGCCGTGACCGACATCCGGGCCACAGCTGCAGCATGCTCGATGCCGGCAACCTCCTGGGGCTCAAAGCCGACAAGCAGCCTGCCGTGGCTGGAACCGTCGTCGAAGAACTCGCTCACATCCTTCGGGATGTGAGAGACATGGTATCTCTTCGGGAGCGGCTGATCTTCATCGCGCACCTAAACATCATAGCACAAGCGCGGATGAAGCATGGCCGACCCCCGGCAGACCATCATCAGCGCCCTGCAGCAGGACCCGGAGCAGCCGGGTAGGCAGGGCGGCCGCTGGCCGAACTTCCACCAGCCCGGCCACCGGAGCTGCGCGGCAACATCGGTCCGCGGCGCGACCTGATCGCCGGGCCACGACTGCGACGAGCCGGGCGTGGTGCCGCGCCATCCGCGCGCCGAGAGCCGCATGATGCCCGAGATCGATGCCGAGCGCCTGAACGCGACGAGCGAGATCCAGGGCACAGAGGACAGAAAAGCAGAACCCAATCTGTCCTCTGTCCTCTGATCCCTGTCATTTGAAAGGAGAAGCCCTTGGACCAGGAGATCGCGACCAACCCGGTCGCCGGTGCCGACGCGCCTGCCCCGGGAGTCGCCGCCGACGCGCCGCAGGCGGCCGTCCGGGCCGGCGATGGAGCGCCGGACGCCATGTCCGACGCCGCGGCGGAAGCCGATGCCGGCGAGCCGGCCGCGGCCGACGAGAGCGAGGAGATCGAGCACGAGGGTCGGACCTACCGCGTGCCGAAGGCGCTGAAGGGCGCCTTCCTGATGCAGGCCGACTACACCCGCAAGACGCAGGAGCTGGCCGAGCAGCGCCGCGCGCTGGACTCGCAGCACGCGTTGGTGGAGCAGGAGGCCCGCTGGAACCGCGAGCACGCTGCCGAGATCGGCAGCCTCGTGGCGATGGACGCCCGGCTGCAGCATTACGGCCGGGTCGACTGGCAGGCCTGGACGCAGCAGGACCCGGCGGCGGCGCAGGCTGCCTTCATCGACTACCAGCAGCTGCGCGACGCCCGTGCCGCCACGGCGCAGAGCCTGGCGCAGCGCGACGCCGGGCGGCGCGCCGCGCAGGAGCAGCAGCTCGAGGCGCGGCTCGCCGACGGCCACGCCCGGCTCGCCCGCGAGATCCCCGGCTGGGGTGCCGAGCTGCAGGGCAGGCTGGTCGAGTTCGGGGTCACGAACGGGCTCACCCGCGACGAGCTCGAGAACGTCGCCGACCCGCGGCTCGTCCGCATCCTGCACAAGGCCTATCTCGGCGAGCAGATCCTCAACCAGCAGCGCGCCGCCGCGCGCCAGGCCACCCAACCGCCGCCGGCCCAGCCGGTGACCACCATCGCTGCCCGCAAGGCTCCGGTGCCGGTCTCCGCGTCCTCGCCGGCAAGCGACCGCCTCTCCGCCGACGAGTGGATGCGGCGGCGCAACGCGGAGGTGGCGCGGCAGGGGCGGCGCTAGGAGAAACCCCTATCCGGCGGCCGGGCGGTAGCCCGGCTCCGAGGAGATCCCTCATGGCCAACACGATCCTCACCCCCACCATGGTGACGCGCGAGGCGCTGCGCATCCTGCACCAGAAGCTGAACTTCGTCGGCTCGATCAACCGGCAGTACGACGACAGCTTCGCCAAGCAGGGCGCCAAGATCGGCGACACCCTGAAGATCCGGCTGCCCAACCAGTACACCGTGCGCTCCGGCGCGACGCTCTCGGCGCAGGACACCACAGAGACCTCGGTCAGCCTGCAGGTCGGCACCCAGAAGGGCGTCGACCTCAACTTCACCAGCGTCGACCTCACCCTGTCGCTGGACGACTTCTCCAAGCGCATCCTCAACCCGGCCATGGCGGTGCTGGCGGCCAACATCGAGGCCGACGCCATGGTCATGTTCAAGGACGTCTACCAGCAGGTGAACAACATCGGCGCGGCGGCGACCTTCAGCAAGCTGCTGCAGGGCCGCAAGCTGCTGCAGGACGCGCTGGCCCCGGGCAACGACCGCACCGCCAACCTCAACACCCAGGACAATGTCGACCTGGTCGACGCGCTGAAGGGCCTGTTCCAGGACCAGACCTCGCTCTCCCGCCAGTACAAGGAGGGCCTGATGGGCCACACGGCGGGGTTCGACTTCTTCGAGAACACGCTGTGGCCGAAGTTCACCTCCGGCACCGACGCCAACAACTGCACGGTGAACGGCGCCACCCAGACCGGCGCGTCGATCACCATCGCCAACGGCTCGAGCAAGACCTTCAAGCAGGGCGACATCGTCACCTTCGCCGGCTGCAACCGGGTCCATCCCGAGACCAAGGCCGACACCGGCGTGCTGCAGACCTTCGTCGTCACCGCCGACGTCAGCGCCGGCGGCACGACGATGACCATCAGCCCGAGCATCGTCACCTCGGGCGCGACGCAGAACGTCGCGGCCTCGCCGACCAACGGCGGCACCGTGACCAAGCAGGGCGGCGCCTCGGCGGTCTACGGCATCTCGCTGCTCTACCAGCAGGACGCCTTCGCCTTCGCGACGGCCGACCTGGTGATGCCGCAGGGCGTCGATTTCTGCGCGCGCGAGGTGCAGGACGGCATCAGCATGCGCATCGTGCGGATGTACGACATCAACAACGACAAGTTCCCGTGCCGTCTCGACGTGCTCTACGGGTACAAGACCATCCGCGCCCAGCTCGCCTGCCGCTTCGCGAACAACTGATTCGGAGGACAGGGATCGGGGATCAGGGATCAGATCCCTGGCCCTGATCCGCTGCCCTCTGATCCCTGATCCCTGACCTCTGACCTCTGGAGATCCCATGGGCGTCCTCACCCGCGAGCACCGGATGGGCGTGATCGCCGTGTCGATCGACGTTGCCTCGGTCGCCGCCAACACCACCGCCGAGCAGAGCTTCGCCGTCGCCGGCCTCACCACCGACATGTTCGTCGCGGTCAGCAAGCCGTCGGCCAGCGCCGGGCTCGGCATCTGCAACGCGCGGGTCAGCGCCGCCGGCACGCTGGCGCTGACCTTCAACAACAACACCGCCGCGCCGATCGACCCGGCGGCCGAGACCTACCTGGTCTTCTGGCTGAAGCCGGAGTCGCTCGACGCCGCGGTGCGGCTCTAGCCATGGCGTTGCTGCACGCCTGGCAGCGCGACGAGCGAGGCGGGCTCCGGCGCCGCACCTTCGACCACGCGGCGATCCCGCCCGGCTGGTACGACGCACCCGACAAGGTGCCGCCGCTGACGGTGCCGGATTGGGCCGAGCAGACCTTCAGCGCGCGCGTGCCCGAGCCGGCGGCGGCGTTGCCCGAGCCCGGCCCCGCGCCCGCGCCGGTCGCCGAGCGGTTGCCGGTGCGGCGCCGGGCGGGGCGGGCGCGGAAGAGGTAGGCGATGGCCAACGACTACGCGCAGCTCCAGGCGCGCATCGCCGACGAGGTGATGCGCAGCGACCTGACCAGCCAGATCGCCTATGCGATCGCCGACGCGATCCGGCACTACGAGCGCCGGCGCTTCTACTTCAACCAGAAGGTGGCGAGCTTCGCCACCGTCGCCGGCCAGGAGTACTACGGCGCCAGCGATCTCGCCGACATCCCGAGCCTGGTCGCGATCGACGACATGAAGATCCTGATCGACACGGCGACCTATGCGCTGACGCCGATGGATTTCGGGACGATGGACGGGCTGCAGACCGGGGCGGTGAAGGCCGACCCGCTGTCCTACGCCTACTACGCGCAGCAGATCCGGCTCTACCCGATGCCGAGCGGGGTGCGGACCATCACCATGGCCTACGTCTGCCGGCTCAGCACGCTCAGCAGCGGCAGCGACGCCAACGCCTGGACGACCGACGCCGAGACGCTGATCCGCCAGCGGGCCAAGCGCATGCTCAACCTCGACGTCGTCAAGGACGACGCCGAGGCGGCGCGCGCCGGGCAGCTCGAGGCCGAGGCGCTGGCCGAGCTGCTCGCCGAGACGCGGCGGCGGATCAGCGACGGCGTGCTGCGCACCGACCTGCCGCAGCGCCGGCAGCGGTTCAACATCGTGGCGGGGTGGTAGGCGATGCCGCTCGACGCCCCCGTCACCGACTGGACGCCCGACCTCAGCGACTTCGCGGGCGGCGGCGGGGAGGCGCTCAACGTCATCCCCGGCAGCCGCAGCTACCGGCCGCTGAAGGCGTTCGCCGCCTACAGCACGACGCCGCTGTCGGCGCGCTGCCAGGGCGCCGCCTATTTCCGCGACACCAACGGCAATGCCCGCATCTATGCGGGCGACGCGACCAAGCTCTACCTGCTGTCGAGCGCGAGCTGGACCGACGCCAGCCGGACCAGCGGCGGCGCCTATGCCGTGGGCGCCGACGACCAGGTCGACTTCGCGCAGTTCGGCACGCTCTGCATCTCCTGCAACGGCACCGACACGCCGCAGAAGATCACCATCGACAGCGGCAGCAACTTCGCGGCACTCGGCGGCACGCCGCCCGCCGGCCCGCGCTTCGTCGAGGTGATGGGCGACTTCGTGGTGTTCGGCCGGCTGGCGGCCAACAAGCTCAAGGTGCAGTGGTCGGCGATCAACAACGCCGAGGACTATGTCGCGAGCGCGACGACGCAGAGCGACAGCCAGATCGTCCCGGACGGCGGCGACATCACCGGCCTGATCGGCTACGAGTATGGCGGCCTGGTGTTCCAGGAGCGCGCCATCCGGCGGATGGACTATATCGGCTCGCCGATCATCTTCAGCTTCAAGAAGATCGCGACCGACATCGGCGCGACCATCCCCGGCAGCGTCGCCGGCTTCGCCGACCGCGCCTTCTTCTGCCACCGCTCCGGCTTCTTCATGGTGGTCGGCGGCCAGGCCATCGTGCCGATCGGCGCCGAGAAGGTCGACCAGACCTTCTGGGGATCGGGCACCGACGCCCTCGACACCACGACCCTGACGCGGGTCTCGGCGGCGATCGATCCGGTCAACAAGGTCTACGGCATCCTCTATTGCGGGCTGGGCACCGGCCATGGCGGCGTGCCGAACCGGCTGCTGATCTTCCACTGGGACACCGGCCGCTGGAGCCATGCGCAGCCGGGCGGCCTCGAGCTGGTGTTCTCGGGCAGCAGCCAGACCGGCTGGACGCTCGACAGCCTCGACGAGTACAACGCCGGCATCAACCTGCTGAGCTACACCAGCAGCTTCGCCAACGCGGCTTGGACCAAGACGCGGTGCAGCATCGTCGCCGGCCAGGCCGACCCGGCCGGCGGCCGGTCGGCCGGCAAGCTGGTCGAGGATGCCTCCACCGGCAGCCACAAGGCGGTGCAGGCCATCGCCAAGGCGGCGAGCAGCATCAGCTATTGCGCCTCGGTCTACATGAAGGCGGCGGGGCGGACGCAGGGCTATATCGAGGTCGACAACGGCTCGGGCGCCAGCGGGATCTCGTGCAACTACGACCTGTCGGCGGGGACGGCCTCCGGCGCGGGCGCGTTCGGCAGCGGGTTCAGCCTGATCTCGGCCGGCACGGTCAGCATCGGCTCGGGCTGGTGGCGCTGCTACCTGACCTTCACCAGCGACGCCGACACGGCGCTCTCCTGCATCCTGGCGCCGCTGGTCGGCGGCGCGGTCAGCTACCTCGGCGACGGGTCGAGCGGGATCCTGCTCTATGGCGCGCAGATCGAGGCCAGCGGCACCTCGCCCTCGGCCTACGCGCCAGTGCCGATGACCATCGACGCGCTGCCCTTCTCGCTCGACAGCGTGGTCTGGTCGGGCGTGCCGCAGCCGCTGTTCGCCGGCTTCAACGGCAGCCACAACCTCGGCTTCTTCAACGGCAGCAACCTGGCCGCGACGGTCGAGACCAGCGAGCAGGAGCTGTTCCCCGGGCAGCGCGCGATCCTGACCAGCGTGCGGCCGATGGTGGACGGGTCGGCGACGCCGAGCGTGGCGATCGGCTGGCGCAACCGGCTGCAGGACGCGGTGACCTACGGCAGCGCGGTCGCGGCCGACGGCTGGGGCTACACGCGGCAGCGGGTGAACGGGCGCTATCTGCGCGGCCAGATCACCATCCCGGCGGCGGCCGACTGGTCGCACTGCCTGGGGCTCGACGACGTGCAGGCCGTGCCGGCCGGGAGGCGATGATGCCGATCAGCGACCGCCACGACCGGCGCCACATCGCACCGCTGCTCGCGCCGCACTTCCCGGACATGGCCGGAGCCGGCAGCGAGGAGTGGCAGCACTTCCTCAACGCGCTGACCGGCGTCGCGGTCGACGACACGCAGGAGAATGCCGCGGCGTTCGACCTGTGGCGCCAGGCGCTCGCCCGGCAGGGCTACGAGGGCGTCTGGAGCACCACGCCGCAGCAGGCGGCCGAGATCAAGGCGCGGATGGAGAGGAAGGCCAGGGCGGCGCGGGACTGGCGCGAGCAGCAGGAGGCGGCCACCCGGGCCGAGGTCGATCGGCTCGCCGGGCTCGGGCTGCAGCCGCGGGCGGCCGGCTGATGGCGACCGGCTTCCTCGGCCTGCCGACCGCGCTCGAGCTGTCGCGCGACAGCCTGCGGCGCATCGCGACGGTGGTGAACGGCATCCTGGCGGGCAAGACCAACAACGTCGCGACGATCACCTGCACCGCCGGCGCGACGAGCACGACGATCAACGATCCGCGCATCGGCCCGAGCAGTGCCATGCCGCTCGAGGCGACGACGGCCAACGCGGCGGCCGAGCTCGGCAACGGGACGGCCTGGTGGTCGAGCAAGGGCAAGCAGACGGCGACGCTGACCCACGCCAACGCGGTCAGCGTCGATCGCACCTTCCGGTTTCCGATCATCGGCTGACGTCATGGGCGGCTTGCAGCGGCGCAGCGCGGGCCGCACGGCGGAGCCGTGGCCTGCTGACGAGCGGCAGCGCCGATCCGCCGCCGGCGCCGCCAGCTCCCGCACCGGCCCAGCAGATGGAGGCCGATCGTCTCCGCCGCCGGCGGGCGATGTGGGAGGCGGGATGGGCGGCCGGGGCCGATCCCCTCGGGGTGATCGCCGACACCTATGCCGGCGAGTACGGCATCCCCGACGCGACGCTCGACCAATGGTTCGGCGGCCCCGGCGAGGGCGGCCTCGGCAGCGCCGCGCTCAAGAGCGTCACCGAGGCGGGCGACGCCGTGCTGCGGACGGCCAGCCTGCCCTTCGCGCTGGGCGCGGATGCGATCGCGAGCCTGACGTCGGACGATCCGGAGAAGGTCGCGGAACAGCGCCACGCGCTGCTCTCCTTGCCGCCCTTTCCAGGCGAGATGCCGCCGGCGGCCGGCATCGCGCGTGAGGCGGTGGTCGGCCGGGCGCTCGACTCGGGGCTGTCGGGCGCGATTCCGCGCCGGGCCGCGGCGACCGTCGCCGGGATGCGCCGGCCGCCGGACGGCATCACCGTGGCGCAGATCGGGACTGGCGACTTCGGACCGATCTATCGGCATCCAGGGAGCTGGGCCGACGTGGTGAAGGGGCTGACGCAAGTTGGAATGGGAGAGGGTTCAGGGAGCCCTCAGCCATCCGGCGATTTCCGATCCGATCGACGTGGTCTGGGGCATACCGGGCAGCGGCCGTGGCGACGGATACGGCCTTTCGAAGCTTGTCCGCTAATCATCCAGAGGTGCTGCGGGACCTCCCCGTCATACTTCAATCGATGCAGGTGAGGTCGATATCTCCGAATCGCATCAAGCTCGAGAGCGCCACGCACAATGCGGCGGTGTCGCTTGATTGGTACGGAAAGCGGAAAACGTGGCTTTTAACGGCCTTTCAAAAGATGTTGCCGTCGATGCCGTAGTATGATGAGGGCTTCGATTTCCGGCGGACTCTTCCTCCGCCGCGGCGACATGCGAAAAATATAGGCGATAGCTGAAGCGTTCAACAACTGCTACGCGATCACGGCGGAGCGCGGGAACGGCGCCTTGCACCATTGCCCGCTTGCTAGCTCGACCGGCGGCACCGATCTTGCGGCCAGGCAAGCGCTTCCGCCCTGCAGCCAAGCCGACCGCGCGCATCGGCCGCTGCTGGTGACACCGCAGCCGGGGAGGGGGCGGCGGCAGTCAAGGCGCAATCGCCGCCAGGCCGCGTCGTCCCGCATCCGATAGCCACAACCATGCCGCGCGGCGCCCGATGGGTGCGGGCGCGGCTCTTCTCGCATCGGGAGGCCCATCCCCATGGCCCTGACCTGGAACGACCTGCCGCAGCCGGGCAGCAGCGACCACAGCTGGACGAAGACCTACAGGCGGTTCCAGCAGGCCGGCGACGTGGCCGGCTACCTGGCCTGGCTGCAGCAGAGCAAGCCGCAGCAGCTGGCCGCCTGGCAGGCCGCGCATCCCCCCGCCACCGGCACCGGCGGGACCGGGGACACCGGCGGGGTCACGCCCGCGGCGGGCGGCCCCGGCGCCGTGCCGATTCCGGCGCCGACCGCGATCATGGCGCCGGGGATCAGCTACAGCGGCCGGTTTGGCGGCTACAGCGACCCGGCCTATCAGGTCGCGATGAGCTACGCCGGGCCGGAGACGCCGGGCGCGCCGGTCGCGGGCGGCACCGCGCCGCCGCTGGCGACCGGCGGCCCTTCGACAGGCTCAGGAGGCGTCGGCGGCTCGACGGGCGGCGGCCGGCCGGGGGCGGGCGGCTTCGGCCAGGGCCACCCCGGCAACACCGGCACCGGCAGCGACAATCCGAGCGCCGGCTGGCATGGCGGCAACGACCGCGGCGGGTTCGGCGGCTTCGGCCGCGCCGCCGGGCTGCTCTCGTCCGGCGGCGGCGACGGCGGCGGCCTCGGGCCGGGCGACGCCATCAACCTTGGGCGCTACGGCACCGGAATCCTCGATGCGGCGACCATGCTGGCGCCCGGCTGGGCCGGCATCGGGCTGAGCGCACTCAGCGCCGGGATGCGCGGGTACAACGCGATGGTGTCGGACGCGCAGCGGGCGCCCTATGCGCAGTATGGCGTCCCTGGCCTGGACCCGTTGCAATATGCCGGCGCGGCGCTCGGCCTCAACAACTACGGCTCGCTGAGCGGCAACCGCACCATCGTCAACCCCGAGCAGTCGCCGCTGCGCTACCAGGGAGTCGGGACAGCGATCACCGAGGGCGGCCTCTACAACGACGGCTTCCTCGGTGGTGGTCCGCTCGGGATCTTCAACGACATCCGGGGCGCCGCAACGCCGGCCGAGGCCGACCTCAAGCTGATGAGCAAGCCGGACTACTTCGCCAACCTTGACCGGGCGATCGCCGCCGCGAAGGGGACGGCCGGCGGGGGCAATGTCGGCGATCGCGGCGGCGCGCTCAACAGCCCCGGCGGGGCGAGCGGCACCAACAGCTACGGGACCGGCGGCGCCTACGCCAATCGCTCCGGCGCGGTCGGCGGCATCTCGACGGCGATGGGCGACCACAGCGCCAATGGCAACGGCGGCACCAGAAGCGCGGGCGGCAACGGCGGGCGTTCCGACAATGGCGGCGGCGGCATCGGCGGCCAGGGGTCGAGCAACGCCAGCCAAGCGAGCCGCAATGGCTTCCGCCACGGCGGCTACGTCACCACGCCGAGCGGATCGATCGCCGACGACCACCACACCGACAATCAGCCGATCCGCGCCGACGAGGGCGAGTTCGTCCTCCGGCGCGCGGCGGCCAAGGCGCTCGGGCGCGGGCTGCTGCGCTCGCTCAACACGCCGGCCGGCGCCAGGCGCGCCCGCGGGCTGCTGCGGCCGGCGGCGCGCTAGCATGAACGCATTCCCATCGCCGCCGGCCGTGCGATCCGCGGCGGCGGGGCCGGCGGCCGTGCTCGCCTGCATCCCGGCCGAGCGGCTCGGCGACTGGTGGGCGACGGTGCTGCCCTGGCTCGAGGCGGTCGAGCGGCGGAGCAAGGGCAAGGAGTCGGTCGCCGCGATCCGCGCCGAGCTCGAGCAGCAGCACGCGCAGCTCTGGCTGTGGTACCGCGGCGAGCTGCGCGCGCTCGCCATTACCGAGATCGTCCAGTTCCCCGGCGCCAAGGTCTGCCGCGTGCGGATCGTCACCGGCCGGGACCGGCACGAGTGGGCGGCAGCGAGCCTGGCGGCCATCGAGCGATGGGCCGCCGCGATCGGCTGCAGCGCGGTCGAGCCGATCTGTCGCCGCGGCTGGGAGCGCGACCTGCGCGCCCTCGGGTATCGCTGCGACCACCTCATCATGCAGAAGCGAGTGCAGCCATGAGCAGCGGCAGCAGCGGCACGCAGAAGGTCGTGCAGCAGAGCGGGCCCCCCGACATCCTCAAGCCCTACGTCGCGAGCGGGGCGGCCGACGCGCAGCGGCTCTACCAGGCCGGCGGCCCACAGGTCTTCCCCGGCTCGACGGTGACCGGCCTGTCGCCGCAGACGATGCAGGGCTGGGCGGCGACGTCGGCCCGGGCGCTCGGCGGCAGCCCGCTCACCAGCGCGGCGCAGGGCTGGGCGACCAATGCGCTGCGCGGCCAGAGCCCGCTCGACGACCCGCTCTACCAGTCGGTGGCCAGCCAGGTCATCCCCAGCGTCGGCAGCCAGTTCTCGGCGGCGGGGCGCTATGGCAGCGACGCGCATGCCGAGGCGCTGTCGCGCGGCCTGACCGAGGGCTGGGCGCCCTTCGCCCTGCAGGAGAAGACGACCGCCGCCAGCCTCGCCAACCCGCTGGCCAACCAGGACTACACCGACCTGGCGCAGCTCCAGGGCGTCGGCACCGCGCGCGACCAGTACGGCCAGGCGCTCGTCACCGACGCCTACAACCGCTTCAACGCGCAGCAGCAGCGGCCCTACAGCAACATGAACTGGTACACCTCGCAGCTCTACGGCTCGCCCTGGGGGACGCAGACCAGCAAGCAGCCGGTCTACCAGCCCGGCGTCGGGCAGCAGGTGGCCGGCGGCGTGCTCGGCGCGCTCGGCACCGCGGCGCAGTTCCTGCCGCTGCTCGGCGTCTAGGAGGGAGGGCGGCATGGCATTCTCCCTCTTCGGCGTCTATCCGTTCGGCGGCGGCCCGGGCGGCCTCGGGCGGAGCGCCAACCGCTACGGCGGCGTCAGCGGCGTGCCGGCGGTCGCCGCCGATCCATCGGCGGGCGGCTGGCAGCCCTTCGACCCGCGCAGCGCCGCCCTGTCGTCGCTCGGCCAGGGCCTGACCGGGCTCGGCGCCGGGCTGCTCGCCGGGAGGAACTGGGGCGACGGGCTGAGCCGCGGGCTGCTGGCGGCCAATCAGGGCCTGCAGCAGGGGCTGCAGGACGCGCGGCGCGACCACGACGCCGACCAGCAGGGCCGCGCCCTGCAGCGCCGCCTGCAGCGCGAGGACCGCGCGGCCGAGCAGGCCGACGCCGAGGACCAGCGCAAGGCCGCGGCGCTCGAGGCCGCGGCCGCGCGCCCGCCGGCCGGGGTCGACCCGCAGCAGTGGCACGCCTGGGTGATGGCCAACCCGGACGCGGCGATCGCCGGCGCGGTCGGCAGCGCCTTCGCGACGCCGCGGCCCGCACCGACGCCGGCTGCGGCGGCCGCGCCGGCCGGCCAGTACCCGAAGGACCGTCCGGCCCGGCCGGCCGACCAGGCGGCGTTCGAGGCGCTGCCGGTCGGCGCCTGGTTCGTCAACCCGGCCGACGGCCAACTGATGCAGAAGGCGAGGTAGGGTGGCCGTCCCCGACTTCGCCGCCCGGGCCGTGCCGGTGGCGCCGGGCTTGCTGGCGCGTGCCCTGGCCGACCGGTCGCCGGTGCCGCTCGACATCTCCTCGCGCGCCCTGTCACCGGTCGACCGGTCGCCCGCCGCGGCGGCGGCGGATCTCGCGGCGCGGGTCGCGCAGCGCGAGCGCGAATACGCGCTGCCGGTCGAGCTGGCCCGCCAGTTCATGGTCGGCGGCGCCGAGGCCATCCGCCGCTCGCCCCTGGCCGTCCTGGGCACGGCCATCCGGTCGAGGTACGGTCTCCAGCCGGACGTGCTGGCGAACCAGTACAGCGCGCTCGCCGCCATCGACCCGAACCTCCAGACCGAAGCGCGGCGGCTGCACGAGGACATCGGCGTGATGAGCGTGCCGGGCGGCGCGCCGCGCCGCGCGATCGACGCCGTGTCGCCAGCCGAGCGCCGGCTCTATCTGTCCGACTGGAAGCTGACGGCGGCGGAGCAGGCCGGGCGCCGGCGCGAAGCGCTCGCGGGCACCGCGGCGGAGCGCGAGTTCCAGGTGCGCCAGGACGCCGCCGGCGATCTTTGCCGTCCGGCCGAGCGGCCCTTGCGGCGGGCCGGGCGGCCGGGGGCGCAGATCCGGAAGCTCTTCGGCGCGGCGATCGGCGGCAAGCTCGCGGGGCCGGGCGGCCTCGCGGCCGGCCGGGCTGCCGCGAGCTCGTTCTGCGGCCGGGCGCGCGACCGGGTCCTCGAGCTGGTCGACCGGTCGGTGAAGAGCCAGACGATCCAGTAGCCGGCGGTCTGCCAGGCGCCTCGGGGCTTGACCTGGCGCAACTCAAAGAATTCCAGAACCAGCTTCAGCTCTCTCAAAGAGTGTATATGCGTCCCGGAAGCAAGACGACAACGCTGACGAATTGGAGATCGCCCGATGGCCGACCTCATCACCAGCTCGTTCTCGGAAAGCGACGCGAGCAACACTGCTGTGTCCGGCGTCTCGATCGCCGAGGGCTGCCCGCCATCCAACGTCAACGACGCGCAGCGGGCGACCCTGGGCGCGGTCAAGCGGCTCGTCGACCGGCTGGGGCCGACGCTGACGGCCGGCGGCACGGCCAACGCGCTGACGCTGACCTACGCCGTCGGGCCTGCGGCCTACACCCAGGGCGAGGTCTTCAGCTTCATCGCGGCTGCGACCAACACCGGCGCCGCGACGCTCAACGTCTCCGGGCTGGGCGCCAAGAGCATTACCAAGAACGGCGCGACGGCGCTGCAGGGCGGCGAGATGGTGACGGGCGCCGTCGTCACGGTGATGTATGACGGCACGCAGTTCCAGCTGATCAGCAACAACGTCACCGAGGCGACCGCATTCTGGGGCGGCACGTCGGGCGGCTCGGCGAACGCGCAGACGGTGAGCCTGACGCCGGCACCGGGCGCCTACTACGCCGGCATGGTGGTGACGTTCCTCGCGGGGGCGACGAACACCGGGGCGACGACGCTGAATTGCAACAGTCTCGGGGCGAAGAGCATCTTCGTCGCGAACGCGGCATGCGTCGGGGGCGAGCTCCTGAGCGGCAAGGCGTACACCGTCGTTTGCGACGGGACGCAGTTCCAGATGCTATCGCCGCAGAGCACGCAGCGCGGCGCGCTGATCGGAGTGCAGTATTTTACCGCTTCTGGAGCGGCCACTTATACGCCGACCGCCGGCACGAATAGCATCATCGTCGAGGTGATCGGCGCAGGTGGCGGCGGGGGAGGGGCGCCCACGACGGGCGCGGGGCAGGTTGCCTGCGGCGGTTCTGGTGGTGGTGGTGGCTATGCCCGCAAGCGCATCACCAGCTCCTTCTCGGGCGTCACCGTCACGGTTGGCGCGAAGGGCACCGGGGGCACGGCAGGCGCCAACCCCGGCAACGCGGGCGGGACTTCAAGCTTCGGCGCGCTGGTCTCGGCCACGGGCGGCGGCGCCGGCTCGGCCGGCTCTGCGGGATCTCCTCCCGTCACGGTCGGCTGCGGCAGCAATGGAAGCGGCTCAAGCGGGGACATCAACCTTGAAGCCATCGGCGGCATCATCATTATCCAGCAGGTGTCGACGACCGTGCAATCTTCGCCGCCCGGCTACGCTCCGTACTACGGCGGGATCGGTGTTGGCTACACCACGTCGCAGGGCGGCTTCGGTGGCCGCAATAAAGGATCCGGCGGCACTGGCGGCATCAACAGCGCATCTCAGGCTTCGTCCCGAGCCGGCGGCGACGGGACGGACGGGATGGTTATTGTGTGGGAATACAACTAGCGGCGGCGATCTCTCCGCCGGTTCCACCAGCTAATCGCGACCGCGATCACCACGAAGACCAGAAACCACTCAACCGGCTATTCCCAACCGGGGAGCACCTCGCCCATGGCATCCTTCGCCCGTGTCCAGGACGGCGTCGCTGTCGAGCTATTCGACGCGCAGCCGGACCTCACCCCTGAACTAATGACCACCATACGCCACTGCGCCGGCAATGTCGCGGCCGGTTGGATCCGGGACGGCGCGACCTTCTCGCCGCCGGCCCGCCCCCCGCTTGCCGAGGTGAAGGCCGCTCGCAAGGGCGAGGTCGGCGCGCTCTACAGCCAGAAGCTCACCCGCGGCATGCCTTACGGTGGCAAGGTGCTGCAGATCGAGGCCAGCCAGCTCCGCATCACCGGCGCCGCCGCGGCCGCCGGCCTCACCGGCGGCGTGCCGGCCTCGGGTTGGCGGATGGCCGACAACAGCTTCCTTCCGATGCCGGACGCCGCGGCGATGCTCGCGCTGGCGAGCGCGGCGGCGGCCTGCGTCGAGGGCCCGCGGGTGGCGATGTGGCGCCACAAGGACGCGATCGACGCGGCCGCCGATGCGGCCGCTGTCGCCGCCTGCAACATCGCGGCGGGCTGGTGATGAGCGCCAGCGACTGGAACGGCGTCGTCACCGCGTCCTGCTCGGTGCTGGCGCTGCTTGGCGGCGCCATCGGCACCGTGTGGATCGCCTTCCGCCGCTTCTGCAGCCGAATCGACCGCTTCGAGGATCGCGTCGGCGATCTCGAGCAGCAGCTTGCCGCGCACGGGCAGGACACCGGCCGGCGGCTCGACGAGCTCGGCCGCGACATGCGCGAGGTGCGCAGCTGGCTGCTCAACGGGCGCGGCCCCGCGCCGCTGTCCTGATCATCATCCACCCCGCAGACAGGAGACGATCGTGGCCGGATCCGGCGCCTTCCGGCTCGGCCGGGCCGACCTCCCACGCGGCCCCGGGGCTCACCTTGGCGCTCGGGCAGACCTCCCTCATCGATCAAGCCAGAGGAGACCGATCATGACCGCTTCCGGGATTTTCCGACTCGGCTGGGCCGACCTTGCGCGCGGCCTGGTGCTGGCCGTGCTCACCGCGGTGATGACGTCCTGCCAGCAGGCGATCAGCAACGGCAACATTGACCCGTCGGCCTGGGACTGGCGGGCGATCGGCGGCGTCGCGCTGGCCGCGATTGTCGCCTACCTGCTGAAGAACCTGGTCAGCGACGAGCAGGGCCGGGTGCTCGGCCGGATCGGAGCGGTGGCCGCGCTGCCGCTGCTGGGCGGCGCGCTCAGCGGCTGCGCCGGCTGGGCGATCGGCGGCAGCGGCGGCTACACGACCGCGGGAGCCGCGGCGGTGAAGCTCGTCCACACCGAGGCCGGCGGCTGCCCCGACCTCGCGGCGCAGGGCGCGATCCCGCTCGCCGGGGTCGCGCTGTCCTGCAGCTACGATCCGCAGACCCGGCGGACCAACGAGCTGGCGACCATCCAGTCGGCCGACCCGACGCAGATCCTGCTGAGCGCCATCCAGACCCAGCAGCAGCAGACCCAGGCCGTCGCGGCGATGCTGCAGCAGCTCGCGCCCCTGGCGGCGCAGGCGGCCATGGCGGCCGCCGGCCCGGGTGGCGTCGCGGCCGCGGCGGCCCTGGCGCCCCGACCGTCCGGCGCGCCGCCGGCCAGTGCGCCGGTGGCCGCAACGACGCCGTAA